CTTTTTATAAAAAAAGCATTAGTACTATTTTCAATGAGGCTGTCTGTACCATTGTGATGAATAGATAAATCATCGCCATTTCCAAATTTAGCTTTGGCATTGTCTAAAAACTCAAGTGCTGAATCTGACTTATCAAAAACTATATTGGCGCTATCTCCTGTAAAGGTCATATCTCCACTTAGCGTTAGGCCTGTAAGAGTGCCTAAAGAAGTAATATTTGTTTGTGCTGCTGTCGATAATGTTCCTGTAAGTGTTGTTGCAGAACAAGTGCCTGTTACAGTTAATCCAGAAGAAGAAAAACTCCCTCTTGTAGTTCCTCCGCAAGTAATGTCCAGTGTATCTGCACCACTAGAAAAAATCCCAGTGTTTAAATCGTCACGAAATCCTAGTGCCGGGGCGGAATTACTTCCATCTTCAAGTGTTAATGTACCATCTAGTTGTAAGAGTTCTACCCAACCGTTGTCACTAGAGTTTCTTATCTTTAACGTACCGCTTGTTGTATCAGCCCACCACATATAAGCCGCTGTTGTGCTGGGTGCTGAAGAACTGCTGTTGTTGGTTAATATTGCCTGTAAAACGCTATTTATGTCTGATCTCACGTTCGCGCCAGTTGAGTTATCTACGACGTAATCATGTACTGGGGGCATGGATCTATCTCAAAAATTTATTTCAGTATATACTAAATAATACCTAACTACCACGCCCAAATCCAGTTGCGGCATATTTGAAATTTCTATTTACAAAACTTGTTCCATTTTTTATGTCAATTGTGAAGCCTGAACCAGAAATATTTGACAATGCAAAGAAATCGCCTGATTGTGCATTTTCTATCGTAATTCCTATATTTGGTAAATATGCAGAGGTAGAACCACCTAGCTCAGAAGTGCCTGTGAAAAAAGGGTGTTGAAATGTAACTGCTTTGCTTGATGTACCGGAAGCAATCACAGTATTAACAGTTTCTGTTCTGCTGTCAAGTTCTGCTGTATAACCTAGTTGGTCTACCTCGATTGATTGCGCCGGGTCGTCAGAATCCATTTGACATCTAAATCTAAACCCACGACCTATAAAAGTTCCATTTGCAAGTGTATTGAACTTGGTAAAACCAGCCCCGATATTACAGTTGCTACTTGATATTGTTGCACTAGATGATGCGGTAACAGTAAAAGTACTGCTACTTGGAACAGATTGAACCTCAAAATATCCATCAGTTGCACCACCACTTGTAAAATCAATATCTACAAAAGTTCCAATACTGAATCCATGACTAGATTTGGTTACTGTTATTGTGGTTCCTGATTGTGTATAAGTGGCTGAATCTGAAGTTGCAGGGTCAGAATCTGTAGTTGCTACTAGGAGTTTGGCGTTAACGTCGAATGCGGTGGCTCCATCAAAATCCGTCCAAGTATCTATATTTGCTGTTCTTTTATCAATCAAATCATTAGGATAAAAACCTTGTGTAACAAAGTGACGTTTCAATCTAAGTGGTTGTTTGCCACCTAAATCTAATTTTGAAGCAAAGTCATAATGACCACCTGTAATGTCAACAGCACCAAGAAAATCAAAATCAGTAATAGCATCAAAATCAGTTACATCATCTAATGTTTCTAACGATCCAAGAACAAGGCCATTGACTTCATCACTAAAAAAACAATCAACCTTTTCTCCGGCAAAAGGTGTGGCATCAGTATCTTCTCTGTCTGACAGAACAACTAATTTAGGAACTGGGTCAGGTGTTGTAACAACAACGGAAGTCTCTCCACTACTTAAACGTCCCCCATCATCGCGGAACTTGAGAATGTATTCTCCATCTATAGCCGGAACTAAAGTTTCTGCAACACTACCGGGTAAAGCTGGAATAATGTCTACTGAATTTGTGAAAGTTCCTGTACCATCTGTAAGATTGCTATGTCTGACGACCACGTTTCCACCATGGGTTACGTCAACATCTGTTGCTTTGTCGAAACGTAATCTAATAAATTGATCTGAAACTGGCTCAACAAGCAAGCCTGTTACATCTTGCGGTACGGCAGTTTTACCCAAGGCAGTAAATGTTAAATCATTTGATGTAGCAGAAAGACGGCCTTGTACGTTGTAACTAAATACTTGTATTTCGTATACACCTAACTGACTATTCATTATTTCAAAGTCAGGTTTAGAAACTTTTTGTGAGACAAAATTACCATTTGCGAATCTGTAGTTGACCTGATATTCCAAAACACCTACAATCGGCTGCCAAGCTATAACTATTTTTGAAACAGCCTGATTGTTAATTGGTACAATTTTTTCTACAGCACTGAGGTTAGAGGGTGGTGGCGATAATTCATTTAGTATTGATACGTTTCTAGTTGGTAGTTGTGTACCATCTTCAATGAAATCATATTTACCCGGTACATAAGAAAGTGCAGTTATTGAATAATTTATGCCGTCCTGTTCTTCAATAGTAATGACCCTAAATTTTTGTGCTTGTACTGTTGTATTTTCCAATAACCAAACTGTATTTACATTTGGTGTTTGTGAAAAAGCTTCTGATACTGTAATCTGACCGCCTGATATTGCACTTACATTTTTTGTTTCAACTGTCCCATCTGGCAAAACGAGACTTAAAGTTGGGCTGTTATCTGTTGGTAAGTCTGTGGCGTTTGAATCGTCAACAGTTACTACCGTTGTAGAAGTTACCCCAGCTAATCTACCTCCGCGCCTCACACCGGCTCTTAATGGATCATTTATATCAATAATGCTACCGGGGCGAACGATTATTCCACTGTCAACAGAAGTAGAAAAACTTACTATTTCAGACTCGTTTTGTTCGGCAAATAAAATTGCTCGACCAAGTCTCGCCGCTTGACCTCTAGAGGTACAGGCGAATGCTTTTACTTGTTTTGTTATAGTTCCTAGTTTTGTTATGGCGGTGCTATCTTCTACAACTTCGTAATCAATCTCTTGACTATCCATATTAAAATACGAAACCGCAACAACACTGTGCCTTTGTTTTAAACTACTCCCGGAATAACTAAAACCATCAGAAGAAATATTGCTTAAATTAAACAAATAACTGGCATCTTTTGGAGAGTCCTGAGTTATAGTGATCGTACCAGCCGACCAGATCGGCATACAGCGCATTACCCCAGCAAGTTCATTGATAAGGTCGAAAGCCTCGTTAGAGTTCTGAATATTTACGTTGCATGAAAATCTAGCTTCTTGCCCTCCCTGTCCATCATCTACAAGAGTATTTGCGTATTTACTGGCTGTGACAAAAGAAAATAAATCCAGACTAGCGTCTACAATATGATCCCCAAACCCGTAGCGGCTGTTCGTTAAGAGGTCTAGCAGGCACATAGCCGGGCAATTTGTGTATGTAGCGGCCCCCATAACACCATTAAAAACGTAGCCGTCAGGGTAAATTATTCTTCCAGTTGCATTATCAACAGTTGGAGTACCAGAACTGTTTGCACCAGCACCCGGTATTCTAACCTTTATTCCTCTAATCCTATATTTTCTTGATGGTATTGATGAAAATAACTGTGAATCTAGGCGTATTGCGTTATAAGCAGAGTTTGCGTAAGTGCTGGCATCATCAATTATTTCAGCAAAACTTGTCCACTGAAACGAATTAACGGTGCTGCTACTTGTACTATCTGCTGTAATCCTTGTAACTCTGATGTCTACAGGGAAAGCGCCTGTAATTTCAACAGAAAAATCCTTTTGATATGGGTCAGCAGTTCTTCCAGTTACAGTATCGGTATGTATGTCAGTAAAACCACCAGAATTATATTGAACAGAAATTTTAAATTGAACAGAATCGCCCAATAAATCCCCATCATTGGTAGCAATCTGGATTTGTGGAAAGGTTATTGTAACTTTAATTCTATCTACATTTGTATTTGTAATTTGTCTTGTTACTGGGCTGTCTTTGGTAACTGTTGTACCAACCGGGGTAACTGAAGAACTACTTTCAATTCCAGAAATTTTAGTTTGGTTTGCAGTTCCAAAACGAGATTTAAAAGTAACATTTTGAAAATTAAAATCATTATCAGCGGGACTACTTGAACTGGCAGTTGATTTCAGTATTGGCGTATCGTTTAAAAATACGTCTTTCAAGTATGCATTTTTGTAGGCTGTTGAGGTTTTGTCTGTTATGCCTTCTTTTGAGGCTGATGCACTCCCCTCTATTTCCCCTTCAGAAATTAGGTCTAAAAATGTAGCAAACTGCTTGCTATGCAGTGTATCTGGCGTTCTTGTCGGTTGTGGTGGTGGCGGTGGGCTACCTCCTCCTCCTCCGGAACCTCTAATAATTTTTTTATCTTTCATCATGCTTGTACTTGCTCCGTATCGACACCTCCAGAAATTACAACAGACCCGGTAACGATCTCCCCATAAACAATAGGAACCGGAGTACCCGCCCTGCTAGTCTGCTGCGTCCCACTAAAACCAAATGAAATTCTCGGGTCTTGTTCTGATGTGAACTCTTTAGGCTTGGGTACTGGAAATAACATACCACTTACACCACCAAGGACAAGGGCTGCACCTAAATAACTTGCAGCGGTTCCGATAGTTGCATACAAACCAGCATTAGCAACAGGGCCGCCAAAAATACCAAAGGCTGTATTACCAAACAAACCACCTCCGGGCATCATTAAGCTAAAACCTATTAATGCAGCACCTAATAAAATTTTTCCAAAATTACCACCAGCACCAGTAACTACCGGTACAAATTTTATATCAGATTGGCCTATTGGAAAATGTAAGGTGTCTTTATCTACTTCATCTTTATCAACCAAAACTTTGTAATAACGGTTGCTCATGTGCGCTTCTAGCTCTGGAAAGTTATTAATCAAAAAAGAAACTGCTTGAGCCGTTGTAGATACTTCAACGTCAAACTCTCTGTGTCCTATAAACTCTGCTAACTCTCCGTATAATTTAACTTTTCGCATAACGTAGCCTCTTGCCGGTACATTTTAGCAACCATTCGTTATATGGTTCTTTACAGCTTAGTCTATCTGCTAAATGGTGCAAAATCATATCTCCCAAAAAAATTGCTACATGATTTAAACCAGCCGCACCAATAGACATAAAAAGTAGATCGCCTTTTTCAAGTTTTTCATCTGGCCTAAGTTCCCTAAAACCAGTACGCCAAGCGCAACTTTCAAACGTGGGATTTGCTAGAAACTCCTCTGGTGTAATAGGTCTTTCCCAATCTCTAAGGTTGATATTTTTTTCTTGTTTATACCAATCTCTTACAAGTGACCAGCAATCTGTAACACCCCACACCCAAGGTCTACCAATAATGGGTGCTTTATAGCCACTAGGTTCATAAAAACCCCATGTCTCTGTTTTTGGATTAACAATATACCAAGGCAAACCACTATCTTCACAACTCAGTTTATCTGCCTCTGAAGCTACCGCGGGTGTTGTTGGGTGGCTATGAACTATCCCAGTAATTTGTCCGGCCTCGTCAGCCCTTACATAGTCTTCTGGGTCTAAAATAAAACATTGATGAGCAGTTAGAGCAAGATTTCTACAAGGAAAATATATCTCTTTGCCTTTGATATTTAATAAAAGTCCCACAGATTCTTTTGGGTCCTGTTCTTTTGCGTGTGCAAGTGCTTTATCTTTCCAGATCATATTTTAAATCTGCCGATTGATGGAAACTCTTCCCTAGTACATTGTCTTTTTGGACTTCTAACACCGGCTAAATCAAATACTGCTGCTAACTCAAATGAAACAATTTCCCTATTTTCTTGTGATTTTCTGTCAATACTGTAAATTTCTTGGGGAAACTCCGCATTGGGGTCTGGGGTTCCGTATGGATTTACATTACTTTCAAAGTTTGCAGCGTCTAAAAATTTTGCAAGGGTTCTGATTCTGGTAACAGTTGCCCCGGTCAGGTCATTACCAGTTGTAGTTTCATTAACGGTTAAAAGTATTGAAGTGATAGTACCAAGCGCGTTGCTAACTGTAAGTGTTGGACGCGGTAGTTGCCCTTTTTGAAAGGCAAAACCAGTTGCCTCTATTGGAAATCTTTGATAAGTATTACCAGCCCAGACAATTTCGCCGTTTGATTTTAAACTACTACCTGCATGGAATCTGTAAGTAGCTGCTGAACCGTGTAATGCTGCTGTGGTTGTGAGAGTGAAAAGCTCAATAATAGAACTTGGATTAATATTTTGTAAATCACTAACAATCGCGGCTGTACTCAAGGTTCAAATACCTCCCGGAAAGTGGCGTTTATTGTAGCTCTGTTCAAATATGGGATTGATTTTGACCAGCTTTCACAAACATATTGTCCAGCACCAGATACGGTAACAGAAACATTACCACTATTTGTGGCGCTAGACGCAGCAGTAACGGTCAAGGTGTTTACATCAGCAGCCGAAGCGACAATAAAAGTACCATCAGTTGCCGAACCGCTTGTGTAATCTATGGTTACTGTTTCTCCAACAGCAATACCATGATTTGTAATAGATATTGTGACAGTTGTACCTGATTGTGAATATGTGCCAGTTTTTGTAAAACCTTCTCCCGGTGGAGTGAAAGTAAAACTTGCAGAATCATTAGCCCGACTATCTAAGAAAGCCTCTATAACATCTGCCTCGGTTTCAGAAACTTCAAATCTTAAACTATAACTTTTTGGGTTTTGGTGTGCTGCCAATCCAAATAAAATTCTGTGTTCATAGCCATCGCCAAAACGTATTGTACGAGTGGCTGGGGCGCTGCGTTTTGAAAATCCGTATTGTGGGTTGATCGAGGGAAAAGTAGCCATTATGCAAGTAAACCTCCGGGGCGTTTTTGGTTAACAAGTTCTGCTTGTATTGCAGCAGAGAGAACTTGCCCAAGTTGCTTACCTCTGTTTTCATCGCCTTCTACAGACGAGCCAGAGGCATCAACATTAACTACTACATTTGTAGCACCACCAGTAGAAATACGGCCACTTGATGACGGTGTGAATATCTCTGGGCCTCTTTCTCCCACCATGTAACTAGAACCTCTCAAAACACCACCACCAAGAGAACGGCCACCACTTAAACCAAAGAAACTACCAAGACCCCCTCCCAAGCTCCCGAGGAACGCGTTAACACCATAAGTAATTAAAGACCTCTGAATCTGACTAAAGACCGCTGAAGCGACCTCCCCAAGCGTTCTAGTGCCATTTATTGCGCCCTCAATCGCATCAACCAATCCATTACGAATTGTCATTGACATTTCGGTATATAACTTGGTTAGTGCTGCTACTTGATCGAATTGAACAGAATTTTTAGCAAAAATTTCATCTAATAAACTTGATTTAGTTTTTATTTGGTTATTAATTTCATCATTGTTAGATGACTCTTTTGCTTGTGCCTCTATAATTTCAAGCTCCCTTAGTTTTATATTTTCTCTTATTGTGTCGATTGCGTTTAAAAGTTCTATAAAATTATCTTCCTGTCTTTTTGAATTTACTCGGTTTGCTTGATTCCTAATTTTGTTAATCAGGGTTGAGACAGCTTCTAGGTCTTCTAAATTTGTAGCACCAGCCAAAGAAGTTTCAGCCATGCCAACGCCAGCAATAAGTCTTTCCATGCCTTTGCTTTCCATACCAAAAGTTATGTCTGCCCCTGCTTTTCCTAATTCTTGATATGCTGGAAACACTCGCATAAGTGCCACCGCTTCATTCATTCGATAAACAATATCATTAACCGTACCTAAAATCCCTTTAAATGCTGGCCCTAAAACTTCGTCTAAACCTCTTGCAAGATTACCTACATTTTTGACTATTTGGCTGAACTGGAATGAAAGTGTACCTTGAAACTCTTCCGTTGCTTTTAGTGCAGTACCAGATGAATTAGCCTGATTTTCTAAATTTTGATTAAATTTGACAAGATCATCATTTATCAAAGGAAATACA